CTGTTATGTACCAGGTACTGGTGATGTTATAGATTGGAAGACAAGCAAGGTAAAGAACCTTTCATACTTTCCAACAACACAACAACGCTGGCAGGTACAGACATATGGTTATCTATTGGCTAAGAATGGCTTTGATGTCAAGCGTGTATCTTTAGTTGCCATTGCACGTGATGGTGATGAGCGAGACATTAAAGTACACACAGAAGATTATGATGAGACAGTTGCACTCCAAGCATTGAACTGGTTGGAAGCAATCAAGGGTGCAGAACAGGCACCAGATCCAGAGCGGGATGCTAGTTACTGCAAGTTCTATTGTAAGTTCTACGATGCATCAGGTGAGATGGGATGCGTTGGTATAAAAAAAGAACATACACCAGTGACTGATATAGTCATTGAAGATGCAGACATTGACAAGAATGCCTTGCTCTATCTACAATTAGCACAACAGATAAAAGAGTTGGAGAAGCATCAGGAATCTTTGAAGACTTCTTTTGAAGGGCTACTAGGTACTACACAATCTGGTCTTGAAGTCAGTTGGACAACAGTGCGAGGTCGTGAAAGTATTGACAGTGAAGAAGTAGAAAAACTTATTGGGTATGTGCCTAAGAAGTTTGGTAATGAATCACAACGGTTATCAATCAAACAAACTGGAGGAAAATAAATGGCAGCAAATGCAACAACAAAGATACAAGTTAACTATGGCAAGGATGGAGTCCTTGTAAATGTTTATGCTGATAATCAAGGTGAACTAGAAACATTACTGGCTAGTGTCCAGGACTTATCTTCATTGATTAACTCTGTTAATGGATCACTACGTGGTGCACCAGTTGCATCAGCACCAACAGTTGAATCAGTTGCAAAACAATTTGAAACACCACCTGTTGCTGCACCACAAGTTGTAGAAGGACAAGCACCAACCTGTAAGCACGGCACTATGGTGTTCCGTAATGGAACTTCAGCACGTGGACCTTGGAAAGCCTGGATGTGTGCTGCACCAAAGGGTGCAGTAGATAAGTGCGAAGCAATCTTCCTAAGATAATTGAATGCGGGAACCTCGTGAGTACGAGAACCCGTTATGTGCACAGATAGGTGGTGACTTCTGGTTCCCTGAAAGAGAAGAGGGAGCAGTAAGTTACGTTGATGGTCAGTACGCGAAGTCAATTTGTAAACGGTGTGTTCATAAAGTTGAATGTGCTGAATGGGGAATTAACAAAGAAACATTCGGCATATGGGGTGGATTGGCATATCGTGAACGTGTTGCTATAAGAAGACAACGCAGAATAAATCTTGGAGGGGATGGGGAAGTTGCTTAATCTAAAGAGGGCACTGGGCACCAGCACTATTAAGGCTGTGCCTCTGCCTGATGTATGGACTGGCCTTGCTGGTGAGTCCATCAAGTTTAGACGAGGGCAAGTATGTATGGTTGCTGCTGCACCGAATGCTGGTAAGAGTATGTTTGCTCTTGTCTATGCAATCAAGGCAAAGGTACCAACACTTTTCTTTTCAGCCGATACTGATACTGCTACAGTCTTGATGCGATCTGCAGCGCAGATCTCAGGGCATACACAGTTAACAGTTGAATCCAATATGGAATACAAAGATGACTTCTACGCTGACCACTTAAATAAGATGTCGCACATACAATGGGTCTTTGATTCAAGTCCATCACTCGATGACATTGAATTAGAAATTAAAGCCTACGTTGAACTCTTTGGCATAGCACCTGAGTTAATTATCATTGATAACTTAATGAATGTTGCAGCCGAAACAGACAATGAATGGGCAGGACTACGTGCAATTATGATGGAACTGCACGATATGGCACGCAAGACAGAGGCTTGCGTCTTAGTACTTCATCACGTATCAGAACAGAGCGAGTATGGGTCACCGTTGATGCCACCTCCACGCCGTGCTATTCACGGTAAGGTCAGTCAGTTACCTGCTCTTATACTTACATTAGGTTATGACCCGTCACAGGGTATGTTGCGTGTGGCTGCAGTCAAGAACCGCTTCGGTCCACACACAGCAGATGCTTCTAAATGGGCTACACTATTTGTTAACTTCGCAGCGTGTCAGATAGGAGACCAAGATGCACAAGGCAGAGCATACTTGCACTCTAATATGCAGTCGGTGCACTAATGGCTAACAAGAATGGACGTAAAGGTTCTCAGTTTGAGACAGATGTAATGAAATGGCTTCGCAATGCGGGTGCTATGGCAGAGCGTTTGACTAAGGCTGGGGCAAAGGATGAAGGAGATATGGTTGTTATCATATCTGGGGAAACTTACATCCTTGAACTCAAGAACAGGCAGACCCTTTCCCTGCCTGAGTTCTGGAGAGAAGCGCAAGTTGAGGCGCTTAACTATGCAAAGGCACGAGGTCTTGGGGAAGTACCTATGTCTTATGTTGTAGTTAAGCGTCGCAACGCATCAATAGATCAGGCTTGGGTAATCCAAGACTTAACTCAATGGCTAAAGGAGAAACAGTAATGCCAGTACCAGAAGGTGACATCACAACAACAGAGATACTAGTACCAGTAGAACCAGCAGTTGAACCAGAAGAAGTAGATGATAGTTCAACTGAGCAAGGATGAGGTACGAGTCTGTACCTTGTTAGCAACAGAGCGTTGGCTTGCTAAGTATGGTTCAGTAGACAGACCTAACTATGCAGAAGGTAAGAAGAACGGCTACTTAGAGCACGAACTTCTTGCTAATGTGCGAGCCAACGTATCTGAGTGGGCTGTTGCATCATTGACTGATACTGCGTGGAACGTACCGTGGTATCCCAATGAACTACACCCACGCCGTGCAAAACTACCTGATGTTGGTAACAATTTTGAGGTGCGTACTGTACGTACACGTGACTCTATTCCATTTTGGAGTAAGGATAACGGGAAGATCTTAGTAGGCACAAAGATTCTTGATGAAGATTATTACTCACAGGTTGAGGTCTATGGTTACTGTAACCCTGAAGAGTATGCTACATCCCATTACAGGGATGAGACTATTAATGGATGGCGTATACCAGTAACTGAACTGAAGGAGTTCAAATGATTTGTGAAAACTGTATGAAAGCGGGCGAAGAGAACTCTCTTTCCCATTACAAACGTGCCTCTAACTGGCACGAGAAGTGCAACGACAAGGGGTGTGTATGCCAGCACAAGACTGGTCCAGGGTACGTAAAGCGGGAGGGTTCAAAGGTCCCGTTGATGCAAATACAATCCCCATAGGATTGATTGTTACTCACTACGGTGGGGAAGTAAGAGAGGGTAGGTCAGCATCAGTCAGGTGCTGCATCCACCCAGATAAAAGACGTAGTGCCGTCATCAATACGTATGACAATCTATTCTTTTGTCACACCTGTGGGAAGGGTGGCAATGCAGTAAATGTTGTCGGGATAATAGAGAATTTGGAGTTTAAGGATGCACTCAAAAGAGCAATTGAAATCGTTGCTGGAAGCGGTCACACATTACAGCAAAAGTCTGTGGGATATCTGAAGATGTTGCTCTGCAGTTTTCATTAGGACTAGTCACTGACCCTATCAATGGTCACGAAAACCACGCGGGCTGGCTTTCTATCCCCTATCTGACTGCGTTGGGTATGTGTGTTGGCGTTAAGTTTCGTAGGTTAGATGATGGCAAACCTAAGTACGGTGCACCAATGGGACAGAAGGGCCACCTGTTTAATGTTGCTGATGTAACTATTGATTCATCTGTCATTGTTATATGTGAAGGTGAGTTGGATGCAGTAGTTGTATCAGGTCTAATCAATCTACCTGCAGTGGGTGTACCTGGAGTGCAGGCTTGGAAGCCACACTTTTCTAAGTTATTTACTGGATACGATACCGTCTACATTGTAGGTGATAACGATATCAAAGAGGACGGCACCAATCCTGGGGCTGAGTTCTCTCGCCGTGTGTCACAAGAAGTATTGAACTCACGCATAGTATCATTACCTGCATCAATGGATATCAACGATTACTACCTTGCACACGGCAAAGATGAAGCGTTGAAATTATTTGGAGGCGTTTAATGTATGACAATGACCGAGAGCGATTGGGTCACGATGGTACAGACTTTGCAGCATTTGGGCTTTCAGATCCTTTCCGTGGATACGCAAAGCGAAGCGTTAACAATACGCCCGATACCAATACGTTCATAAC